CGGTATTTCTACCGCCGAGCTGCACATCCCAACTAGAGTCCGACATGTAGGATCTAGATCCATTTCTGCCTTCCTCAATTGAGGTTGTTCAATGCAGCCCCCTTGTGAGTCGTATGGCTTACAGGCTACTAACAGTTCTTGGGACAGGTCCCAAGATATCATCTAGCTCGTTCAAGATCGAAAGTTCGCTCTTGAGCACACTCACCTTCTCTCTAGGCTTCTTAGCGATGCCTCGAGTCATCAGTCTCTCCGAGAAATTTGAAATTTCTCGAATCATTGAAACGTTGAAGTCAGGAAATACCTGGCTCAAGTCAGTGTCTGGATTACTCTTAGAATAGAGTAAGAGCCGTCTTGTTGTCCCTAATGTATAGAGACAGTCGAATATGTCACCTTGAAGAAATTCTTCTCCAAGTGTGGAACAAGCTAAAGCTAGATATTTATCATCTAGGCTTTCCTGCTCATAGATGTTATGCAAAAGTTGTATAACTTCTACATTATCTTCCAAAACACGGAATATCTTGTGATTTGGATCCACGTTATTGATTTTCTCACTTACCTTGCGAGAAAACATTCTTCTCATTGCCCGTTCGATTGCATCGAATGGACTCTGATCACGTTCGAGGTCAGATACGACCGAGAAACATAATGCCATACTCAGATGAGCTACTGCTGTAGCATACCTGAGTCTCGCCAACCAAGATGCATTATACACAATAGTGTCATCAGCAAACTTATCTAGGTAAGGGATTTGGCCCGACCGGATTATATCTCCTATAATCGGATCACATGATTCGAGGACAATATCCATGTATTCTCTACAAAGAGGATCATTTCTATCTCCTCTCCAAATTGCAACAGCAAGTTTGGAATCAATTGATGATGAATAATTCATCGCCAACCGGAATGGGATGGGAGTGAACAAGCTACCATTTCTATAAGTAACTTTAGCAAAGTCTTGCTTTGCTTCTTCACTACACCAGTGAGTCGAAGTCGACTTGTCATAGTTTATCTTGAATCCTGCATAATATTTGCAGATTCCAAAATGCACCATTTCTGTCGTAGAACGAGAAATACCTTCTTCGTCCTGGAGTGCGTTGTCTTCGGGAAAAGTCTCATATTCGGGTTCTATAGAAGAACATACCGAATCATCTCCTAGTATAGAGTAGAACTCTCTAGCAGAGTGATCCTCTAACCCAAGAATTTTCATATCCATAAGGAATATGAAGTGATGAGCAAGGGCGAAAGCATCAAAGCTTCCCAATAATCCCTGTGGCTGGCCACAAGTTTGATGGTACAGCTTATAGCCTCC